ACCAGCCTTCGACAAAACCTTGAAACGCGCCTGCGCTCATATTTAAAGGCAAGTTGTTCAGTGCCACGGCTTCGCCCATAAAAACGCCAATAAGGTTGTCGCGGTCAGAATTGTCCAATTCAGGATTGGTGAGGTCAAACGTAATTTCGCTGAAGATTGGCTGCGGGTTAGCGCGTAGGGACAAATAAAACGCAGCTTGTGCATTGGCGTCGTTCGCGTCGTGCAACGTGGTTGTGATTATTTGTGCAAGGTTGCCGTATGTTGAAATTGAAATTGGGTCACTGTCCGACACGTCATTTTGACTGTTTGTGCCATATTTGATTGTTATGGCATTTCGTACATCTCCAACGCGGGTTTCAATTCTAAGTCCCGTCCCACGCGCTTGATTGGCGTCAAGGTCAACGTACCCATTGGCCGCAAGGTATGTTGTGCGGTGGGTTGAATCTGCGTAACCAATTAAACCTAGGGCGTCCTCATAAATATAGCCAAGACCTGAAGTGGCAAGTCCCGATACCAAAGAATAAACGTCAATTGGATCATTGCCTTGGGCTGCCAAATCGTAATTGCCAGGTCTGTCAATTTCTCCAAGCCCGTTGTTTTCAGCGTTTGCCCACGTTGTTGTTGCTGGGTAGGTCGCCCATGTCAAAGCACCTGCAACCTGTTGCCATTGGTTATACAAAACCTGACTTAATACCTCAAAAATTTGATCACCGTCAAAATCACGCGCAAGGTTTTGTGTGCGAATAATTTTTGGCAAACGGGCAAGTGCGCCAAGTGCGGTGATTGAATAGGTTTGAGTAAAGGCGGTTGAACCTACTTCACGCACTTCCAAGGCAATGTCAACCACGTTGCCACCAAAGATTGCCACAAATACGCCTGCGGTGTCCTTGACTGAAACACCTATTGTTGAGTTGATATTGACTGGGATTATGGTTTGCGCCAAATCCAGCAATTGAATGTTGACATAACCTGCCTGCGCCTGCTCATAGATATTTGTCCGACCGCTGCGGATTGTCAGGTTTGACAAAATTGCGTCGGTGTATTCAACGCCGTCAATCTCAACCAGCCAAATGGGATTCCATTGCGTCATTAGATTGCCACAAGCGCGGTTGCACCACCAGTGCCGCGATAGTAAGAATTGTTCAAAGTTTCAACGATTGTGCGGGCAGTGCCTTCTTTGTCAATTGCCCCGTTGACCGTAATGCTTATGCGTGCAGCGTTTTGGGAATCGGTAAAGCCACCGCCCCCAGCAGCTGCCAATCGTGCTGCATTTTGTGAATCAGTAAATCCCCCACCAGCAATTGCGGCAGCAACGCTTGCCCCAGCCCGTGCGGCTGCTGCCACACCGCCACCAGTCATTCCACCTGACCCGCCACTTGTCGTGCCTGTTCCACCACTTGAACCAGCACTTGAACCGCCACCACTAATTGCCCCTGGTGCGCCCCCTGTGGCAAATGATGATCCACCGCCAATCTTCGGAATTGTTGGAACGTCCTTGCCCCATTGAACTGCGTTGTAACCCTTGATAATCAAGTTGATTCCGTCAATGGCGGTGTTCAATAAAGGTTTAATTGCAGCCAATACCCGTGCAATGATTGTGATTACCACCTCAGCAATGTCGCCAACAATTTTCATTGCCCCACCAATTGCAGTGCCAATCAACGGCGCAACAAATTTGACAACGTCCCAAAATGCTGAAAATTCGTCCTTGCTATTCATCACCGCGGTTTTGACATTGTCAAAAATTGCTTTCATGCCTTCAAAAATTGGTTGCACTGTTTTCTTAATTGTTGAACCCACGTCGCTGATTACCTTGCCAAAACCCTCACCCTCAGTCAGACTGAAAGCCTTGGAAAATGCGTTGATTGCTGGGAGTGCATTGTCGTTAATGAATGTCATAAGTTTTTCAAGTATTGGCAACAAGGCAAACCCAATTGTCTCTTTGGCTTCGTCAAATGCCACCTGCATGCGGGCAATGCGTCCAGCATAAGTGTCTGCGTTGCGTGCTGCTGCGCCGCCAAATAAATCTGAAAGGCGACCTTGCACCTGTGTGAAACTCATGGTCTTTAATTCAGCAGCTGAAAGACCAATTCCTAATTTGCCTAGTGCAGCACTGTTGCCGTCATAAGCCTTGCCCAACGCATTGGCAACGGTTTCCAGTGGCTTACCTGTTGCAGTTGCAATGTCTAGGGCGTTTGTAAGTAAATCTTGTGCCTTTGTAATGTCACCAGTTGAACGCACCAAGCGTCCCAAGGCTGGGCGCAACTGATCGTCAGCCACACCCGTGGCAAGTGACATTTTAAGAATGGATTGTTCGGTCGCCGCGATTTGGGCATTGGTTGCCCCTGTGGCGTTCTCTAAGGCAAGGGCAAGTTGTGTCTGTGCCTTTTCGTCTTCAACGGCTGCCTTGACCCCTTCAATGCCTATTTTGACGGCGTAAGCACCAGCAGCAGCGGCAGCAGCGACAAACGCCGCGCCAATCATTTTGCCAGTCTTGCCAATCTTGTCGCCAAATGTGTCAACGTCTTGGGTTGCAGATTTCAGCGATTTGTTGAGATTGTCAACGTCACCAAGAATGGAAAGTTTGAGCGTGCGACTACCAGCCATTAGTCATACTCCTTCACTATCTTAGAAAACGATTCTTCCCAGCGACGGACGATTTCAGGTTGGGCACTGCGTAGCGTTGGATATATAAACCAACCGCGCGACCCACGACCTTCACGACCTGACCACACTGGGAATTGCTTCAAACGGTTTGAACCAAATTCAGCACCGCCCCAAAGTTGTTGCGTTGTGCCGCCACCGCTTAGTTTTTGACCAGCAAAACCAAAACTCATTTCACCAATCTTTGAAGACTTGGAAACCTTTGAACCTTGTGCCACACGATCGTCCAGCAAATTCCTAGAACGTCCCGCTGCGTCAATGATTTTCCCACGAACCCAATCAGCAAGTTTTGAAGTCTGTTGTTTTGCTTGGGCAATTGCTTCGTCGTCCATGGCTTTAAAGGAACGGACAATGGCACGCAATTCAGCCTTGTCGTAAGCGATTGCGTCACTTGCCATTTGCCCGTCCTTCCAAGATTTCCAACACTGTCAGAATGTCTTCAGCTGCTTCGAATTCGCTGGGCGATAACCCTGTTGCTAGGGCTAACTCCCAAACTACTCTGGCAAGGCTTCCGACTGGGTGGCTTTTGGGTTTGCTTCACCGACAATGACTTCAGAAATTGTTTCAGTCCAAATGTCAAGCGGTTTCACTGGCTTGCCCGCTGCCTCACGCTTCATGGCGTGATAGGCAAGAAATACCAAATCGGATATTCCGATTTTTTCCTGTGCCTGTGCAATGGTGTTGCCCGTGTGCTTTTCCCATTTAACCCACTCAGGCGGTGCAGCCGTGTAAGTTATCTGATCGCCGTTGGTGTATTCAATTGTGATTGGTAGTTTCATTTTGTCTCCCGATTGTTAGGTTTAGAACGTTTCGCTTGGATTTCCTACTACCACGAATGATAGTGAAACTGTCTGTGCGTCAGGTGCTGCACCGCCGATTGACGGAACAACTGGCATGACGTTGCAAGTGAAGACCGCACCAGTTGCCGCAGTTAAGGAAACCGCCAAAACTGTATTTGGTGCGCTTTCCCATGCAGTCCAAAGTGCTTCGCAAAGTGATGAAGCCGCGCCCCAGTCTGCAAGCATTTCGACATCTAAAGTCCACTGGTCGTCAATGTGCTTGTACGCCTTGCCGTCAAGTGTCTGATATGTGGTGACTGTTGGTGCATTGCTTAGAACCACGCTGGTCGCCTGCGCGTCGTAGTTAACGGTCGCGATCGTCAAGATTAAATCGCGACCCGTGATGATCGTTGTTGCCACGTTATCTCCTTTTAAGTAGTTTGTGTGTAGTACGTCGAAACGTTAATGTCAGCAACCAGCATTGGGCTTTGTCCTACTTCCAACACTGTCGGCTTTTCAACAACGCCAACAACGTATCCTGCGGGCATTGCCGCAAGAATTCCTATGATTAGTTTTTCCAGATTATCTAGTGAACCAGCGTTGCTATTTGAAGCAACAATGGCAGTGATTGC